GATGATGATGCTCTAGAGGCAATTTGGAAGAAAGAACACTCTTTGTCTGCAATTGTTGCTCAAGATCAATTTAAGTCTTATGATGATCTTGAGAAGCGTCTGAATTCAGTTCTTGGTATTGGTAAGGTTGCTCCTAAGTCATCTACTGCAGATGAAGAAGAAGAGTATGAATCTTATACCCCTAAGAGAAATACTGAAGAGAATGTAATGCAGGAACTTGAAGAGTCTTATCGTAAAAGTAAGTCTGCTCCTCCAGTCCCTGATGATCTCAAGGCACAGTTGAATAGTCTATCATCAACCGATGATGATGAAGATGATGCTCTTTCTTATTTCCAGAAACTTGCTAGTGATTGATCAATAATATAATCTGATATTATCAGCACGTTTTAAGGTGGGGTTCACATACTGATCCCCATCTTTTTTGTATGTCATAATATCTTCTATATCATTAAATACTACACCTAAGTATAATGGTTTAAGAATAAAAATTCCTCTTTTTTGATCTTCTACGGAAGATTCATATTCATAGTTAGTGACAGGAACTACAACATCTTGTTCAAAAATTATAACTTCATTTTCATTATATTCTACGGTGAAATCAGGATCTACCCAAATACCAGAAGGAACAATTGTAACTCCTGCTGAATTTTTTACTTCTATTGATTCATAATGATGAATTCCGTTGTAAAGATTATTATAAGATCCATATTTTTCTAACATCACTTTATCAAAGGTTCTTTGAGTCATTGGCCATTCACTGTAGATATTCAAAATATTATTTGAAAGAAGAATTACCCAATCTAAAGTTGAGTCATTATAAAATTTAAATGCTACGTTGTCTGGTCTTTCGTCACCAATAATTTGATACTTTTCAAAGAAAGAAAGATCTTGGAAAATATCTTCTCTTAATTTTCCTTTTTTAAAAAGATTTTTTACTGGAACATAATCCGATAGATTTTTTTCATCGGGGTTCCTTGATACATATTCAAAATTTGGAACTTGTCTGAAGTATGATGCCATTTTAGTAACCTATATGATCGAGTCCAAGTGAATCATATTCATCATCATATAATGGATCAATCTCACCAAATGATAGAGTTAAACTATATTGTGTCATAGCTCCATCCTCATAAGTAGCATAATTACCATCAGGTGTGTAGTTAACTGAACAATTTTGAAGAGCACAAGTTTTAATTTTGTTTATATATTTGTGAGGAGCATTTCTATGGAGATACTCAATGTCAAAAACATTTGGTGCTTTTAGAAAAAGATTTCCATCTGTTCTTTTTACACTCATACCTTGTTTGAAAAATCTTATAATTTTTTTTATTTGTTCACTTTCTTTTGGTTCTCTTGCTGACATTAAAAACGTAAATGAAAATGTTCTTAAGGATGGACCTTGGAATAGTAATTCAACATTATTATTTAAAATAGCACCAGTTGTTCTACTTAAAAAGTTTTCATTGGCTCCCACTGCTGCTCCAGCAAATTTAGCTGCCAAAGCTGCAGTTATATTTCCTTTTTGTTCTCCTATTTCCGTACTTATTTCTTCTGCAGTTTTTGCTATTCCCTCTCCACCTTTTGTTATTGCGGCATAAGAAGCAGCAGCCGCTGCTGCTTGTAAAGCATTCATATTGTCTTCCCCCCAGGTAACGGTATTAGAATCTGTAATCTGAGGTTGAATAGGAAGAGTAACTACTCCTAGTTTTGTCCCTTTATTTGATCCAGTAAATCCTCCAAGACCAGAACCAGATCCAAATCCTTTAGGTGCATATTCATACATTGTAAATTTAATACAATCTTGATCTTCCTTCATATTCAAAGGGTATCTATTATCAGATCCATAGTCTTTTCTAAGTTTTCCTGCTCCTATACCTTGCGATATTTCACTAGCATTAAAAGATTCTGCCCCTACTGACCCTGCTTGTTCAGAATTTGGATCTTGTTTAATTGTATTTGATAAAGATTTATACCCTTCTGTAGATGATATTTTTGCTTTATTTTCATTTGTTGAAGTTGGATTAATTACTCCATTTATTGCTCCTTGTTTTGCTTGATTTTGTAATTTTTGAACTCCATCAACTCCTATTTTATTTTGTATTTCATTAAATGCTTGAGGATCATTAGATGGTGATTCCCATTTACCTGTAGATGGATTAAAGGTATTGAATAATCTATCTCCTAAAGGTTCCCTTGTTTCATATAGTTGTATTGCACCAGTTTCATTATTTACTATTGCTCTTACTCTTTGATTTGTATTTTGACTTGTTCCTGAAGAGGATGCTGTTTGAACTACTGCCGATGGTTTTTTTGGAACACTTAAAGTTGCTTTAAAAGTATTATCTGTATTTTTTTCCCACCCTTGTCCAGGTTTTTTTTCTTCATCCATTAGAACTCCTCCCTAACAAGGAACCCGAGAATGCAAGTTGGATTCTTTTTATATTGCATTAGAATAGAAGTTCTTTATAATTTATTTATTACGATACTTAATCCCTAAATCATCTTCTGTAAGTATTTTAAATATCAATCCTCTATCTTTACACCACTCTTCTGCATATCTCCACTTACTTAAATTTTTTTCATAGGTGATCATTTCATTAATATAAGTTTTTTGTCTTTTTCTTGAAGTCTGTTCTGGTGGTTTTGTTTGTTTTTTTGGTTTTATTTCTACCACATAGTTTTTAATAGATCCTTGATTATCTTTTACTTTTATGAAAAGATCTGGAAAATATCTTCTAACTCTTCTTGTAGTTTCATCAAAATATGGAATAAAAAATTCTTCAGATCCATATTCTAATACATCTGGGTTTCTATCACACCATTGAAGTGCAACCAACTCCCAAGAACTTCTGTAAATTATATTGTTAATATCTCCTTTATATTTTTCTGGATTTTGTGGTCTAAATTTACCTTGATGATATTTTTCTTCTCTTCTCATAAATACAATATAAACAAAGAATATTTATTCTATGGCAGCGCCAGGTCCAAGAACTAGGAAGATATTGGATATTAAGAGAATCATAATGCAACCTGCATTAACTTCTCATTATGAGGTTTATATAACACCACCTCCCGCAGCAGAATCATTCATTAAGCAAAGCGGATTTCCTGGAGAAATAACAGATATTCTTACATTAACTTGTTCTGATGCAAGTCTCCCTGGATCTACTCTTACGACTCACGAATTAAATAATGATTATACTGGGGTTACTCAAAGACACGCATATAGAAGAATTTATGATGATAGGGCAGACTTTACCTTTTATGTAAATCAATCTTATGATCAAATCCGTTACTTTGAAGCTTGGTTAAGATGGATTTCTGGAGAACAAGTTTCTAATGCTTCAGATATTCATAATTTTTATAGGATTAGATATCCAAAAGATTATAAGACTAACTTTATTAGCATTACAAAATTTGAAAGAAATATTGGAACAAGAGAAACTTCAAAAACTATGGTATATGATTTTATTAATGCATTTCCTGTATCTATAAATTCTATGCCAGTTTCTTATGAATCTTCTCAGTTACTTAAGGTTACAGTTGGATTTTCTTTTGATCGTTATGTTGCAGGTAATGTAAAAGAAAATCCTGGAGTTTCTGAGCCTGGTCAAACTACTTCAAAGACTACTCCTAAAAATCCATTTGATTTAACTCAAGCAGATCAAGCTAAAATTAATACAAATGCTTTTCAGCAAGGTCTTAACCTTGGAAACTTTTCTCCAGGAACTCTTACTAATACTAATTTTACTAATTTTAATGATAGTACATTACCCAATCCTTTTTCTGGAAATACTAATGCACTCAATACTCAATTATTTTAGATAAAAAAAGAGGGGGATGTTTCTCCCCCCGATCTTTTTTCAATTATCTTTTAGACTCCTTGAAAGTCCAATCGCACTAATCACTCCAGTAAGTCCATAAATACCTCCCCATAGACCTAACCATAGTGAATTGTCCCTATGAATTTTAGATACTTCTGGGGATACTTTATGATACTTGTAAGCAGCATCGTATTCTTGGACATACCAAACAAAACACGCACCAGTTGCTACTGTGGTAACAGAAAGAGCAGAAGCTAAGTAAAAATTGAGAAGAAATTTCATTGTCTGGGAATTAACTGGATATATTCTAACCCTATTAAAGAAAAATTTAAGGGCAAAATGGACACTTTGTAATCTGGCACAACCCTCATAAATAAAGTACCTGAGTTTATTGTAAGGAGATTATGCCTTTACCAAAAATTGCTACACCAACTTATGAACTTGAATTGCCTTCAACTGGACAGACAATTAAGTATAGACCTTTCTTAGTTAAAGAAGAAAAACTTTTGGTCATTGCTTTAGAGTCTGAAGATACTAAACAAATTACTACTGCAATTAAAACAGTAATTAAAAACTGTGTTGAAACAAAAGGAATTAAAGTAGAATCTTTGCCTACCTTTGACATTGAATATTTGTTCTTAAATATTCGTGCAAAATCCGTTGGTGAAGAGATAGAGTTAAGTGTTATTTGTCCAGATGACGAAGAGACAAATGTAACTGTTAAAATAGATGTTGATGATATTAAAGTTAAAACTAATCCAGATCATACTAACAAAATTAAGTTAGATGATTCTTTGATGATGGAAATGAAGTATCCTTCTCTAGAACAGTTTATTAAAAATAACTTTGATATGTCTAGTAATAATGCAATGGAACAATCATTTGAACTTGTTGCATCTTGTGTGGATAAAATCTATAATGAAGAAGAAGTTTGGTCTGCTGCTGATGTGACTAAAAAAGAACTAATAGATTTTCTTGATCAAATGAATTCATCTCAATTCAAAGAAATTGAAAAATTCTTTGAGACTATGCCAAAACTTTCTCATACAATTAATGTGACAAATCCTAACACTAATGTTGAAAATGAAGTCATTCTTGAAGGGTTATCAAGTTTTTTCGCATAGCAATGATTCATATGGATCTTGAATCCTATTTCAAATTAAATTTTTCGTTAATGCAATATCATAAATATTCATTGACGGAAATTGAAAATATGATTCCTTGGGAAAGGGATATTTATGTTGAATTATTAAAGCAACACATAGAAGAAGAAGAATCTAAACAGAAGCAACAAAGTAATGGCTGGTAATCAAAAAGTTGCTACAGAAAATATCAATGAAGTAATTTTAAGATTACTAAAGATCAATTCTGGATTGGAACTTGATTACCAGACTTATTATGAAATTATAAAGAAAAAATTAGCATCTGCTAGATTAGTAGGAAAAGAACTTCCTGGGGAAGAAGATGAACTTTTAAGAAATGAATTTAAGAGAGTTAAAAATAAGAAAGGTAGATTTAAAGTAAAGACCTCAAAGGCAAAAGTATCAGCTTCTCCTCCTCCATCTGCACCTCCTTCCCCTTCATCTGGAGGAGGAAATCAACCAGGAGGGGGGAAAATTGCTAGATCTCCTTCTGGGAAAATAATAGCAAGCAATTCTTTTTTCCAAAAATACATTGATCCAGTAAAAGTTAGAGACATTACAGAAAAGTCTACTAAAATTTCTAGATCATCATCTGATAATTCTGAATCATTAAAAATTTCTTTAGATAATATTAATAAAACTCTTGATTCAATTGTTAATACTTTAAAGGATATTAATGATCGAAATAAGAATCAATTAGAAGAAAAAAGAAAAGAAGAAGAAAATAAAAAAAGAAAATCAAAAGAAGGTGAATTAGAGTCTAAAACTTTTGATGGAATAAAGAAAGCAATATCTGCAATTACTAAACCATTTCAATCTATTTGGGATAAGATACTTAATTTTATTGGTAATATAATTCTTGGAAGAATATTAATTAAACTTGTAAATTGGATTGCCGATCCAAAAAATCAAGGAAAAATAAAAAGTATTATTAGATTTTTTAAAGATTGGTGGCCAGCATTACTTGGATCTTATGTTCTATTTGGAACAACCTTTGGCAAATTTGTCAGAGGAACTGTTGGTATGCTTGGAAGATTTATCTTCCAAATTGGTAAGGTTGCCATACCACAACTTTTAAAGTTTATAAGAACTCCTTTAGGAAAAGGAATTGCTCTATTTACTGCTGGGGCAACAATCCCTGCAATGTTTCCTCAAACTGTAAATGAGCAGGAAAGAAAAACTGAAAAGGCGCCCGGAATCAAAGAAGATAAGATAAAACAACTTCAAACACAAAAAGCGAATCTTAATGTTTTTGAAAGATTGCAAGGAAAGGGATCTGAAATTGATGAACAGATTTATTTCTTACAAACAGGAAAGACAAAACAATATGGATTTAGTGGTGGAGGATTTTCTGGGGGATTAGGTAGTGGATTAATAAATGGACCAAAGGGAAGAGATAGAGTTCCTGCAATGCTTACTGATGGGGAATTTGTTATGTCAGTTGGTGCTGTTAATAAGTATGGAGTAGAGACCTTAGAAGCAATGAATGCTGCAGGAGGTGGTACAAACCAACCTCAAGTAGTTGGAGGAAAAACTTATGCTTATGGTGGAGGAGAAATTGATAAAAATAAAAATCAACCTTTCTCTAAAAATCCTATAGATGCTGTAGAAAGATTTTTGAGGTATAAATTTGGAGTAAACCTTAATAATAAGAGCACTTGGGGACCATCTCAAAATAATTTTAATACTAATGCTCCCACTAGTAATACATCTTTCAATTCTGCCTCTACAGGGTCTTTACTTACAAATCCTTTAGGTGCAATTAGTAGAATTGCATCTAGATCTGGACTTCCCTCTTTAGGTATGAAAGGACCATCTGTATCTCCATCTCCATCTAGACCTAGTTCTGTTCCCCCTAGTAATACTAAAGGATCTTTATTTACAGATCCTTTAGGTGCAATTAGTAGAATTGCATCTAGATCTGGACTTCCCTCTTTAAGTTCTTTAGGTAGACAAAATACAAGATCTCAAAGTCCAAATAAAGCAACTCCTAAAAGTCCAACTTCTACTAATAAAAAAGACGAAAAAATTTCTGATTATTTTAAAAGTTCTACTTATAGAGATGCTGGTGCAATTTATGCTAAACAAATGCTTGGTGGATTAGGTGGTTCAATAAGTGAAGCAGATTTATCAAAAGAATCAAAATCAGAATTACAAAAAGCAATTCAAAGAGCAAAAAAAAGAACAGGGCAAGAAATAAGAAAAGCAGAAATGAAAATTGCGGACCTTGAAGCATCTGGGGCTTCTAAAACCCCTAAAGGTAGAGAAGCATTAGCAACTCAAAGAAGTTTCTTAAAAAAATTAAAAGATGGTGGTATAAGAGTTCAATACACTGATTATAATGATGAAAAGGGGAATTTAACTCCTGCTGCCAAAGGAGCAAAAACTATATTAGGACAGTTTTGGGCAAATGAAAGATCTAAAGAAGAGGGTGGAGGATATAGAATAGAAGATAATTATGATTTTGATAGACTTAAAATTAAAGATAGTAAAACTAATAAAATGCGTGATATGACAAATGCTGAACTATTTTCTCAAGGGGTACTTGGGAAAGGAAAATCATTTCAAGAAAGATTACAAGCAGCACATCTTTTAAATCCCTTTAAAGGAAAAGGTGATGTTGATATGGTCTTAGGTGGTAAAAGAACTACTTCTGAGAAAATGGGTCTTATTGCAGGAAAAACACCAATAGGATCAATGCTTGGAATTACTGGGAAACCAAAAACACCTAATCAAAAAGCATTAGAAAAGAAAAGGCCTTGGTGGGATAAAATGGGATGGTTTGGTGGTGCGTCTAAACAAATGCAAGAGAATAAAAATAAAGAAGAAGAGTTTAAAAAGAAAAATAAGTCAGTAAACCTTTATGATAAACCACAAAAAAATACAAAACAATCTAATAAATCTAGGTTCACTAGACCAAAAACAGCAACTAAAACTCCGGTAAAACCCATACCAAAACCAGCAGCAAAGAAAAAAACATCTCAATATAAAGGAGGTCAAAGATCTAGTAATAGAAATAAGTCTAAATCAGGAACTAAACCACCATCATTTTCTCCGAATCATAGTGCTAAATCTACAAAAACTGCAAGAAGCACTTTGGGAGTTAAGAAATAAGATCAATGGCAAAACTACTTCCTCCATCAAAGTCATCTATCATTAAGTCTTTAAGAACTTCTGTAATTAAAGCAGATAAGTTTTTAAATTTTAATAAGCCTTCAGTTAAAATATCAAAGTCATCTTCTATATTAGATACTGTAAAGAAAATTGAAAATAAAGTTATTCAGGTTGATAAACTTCTGAAAGATTCTTTATTACTTTCAAAAAAGGAAGATAAAAAAACAAGAATTAAAAAGGAAGGAGAAGAATTCTCTGAAAGAGAAAAAGAGTTAGAAAAGAAACTTCCAAAACCTGAAAAAGAAGTTAAACTACCATCTGCTCCAAAACTTGGTTTTTTTGGATGGATTAAAAACTTTATCACTCAAACTGTTCTTGGATTTCTTGCAGTTAGGTTGATCGGATTTCTTCCTCAATTATTAAAAATACTTCCTGTTATTATTAATGTAAGTGATTTTATTATTGATTGGGGAGGAAAATTATTAGATGGTCTAGTAACTTTTATTGATTGGGGATATAAAACATATGATGCAACTAGAGGATTTGTAAAAAATATTTTTGGGGATGATGGAGTAAAAAAATTCGATGAATTATCTGGAGTATTAAATAAATTTTTAAATCTGGCAATCATTGCCGGAATGGTTGCTGCTGGTTCTGGTGGATTTGGTGGAGGAGGAAAAGGAGCATCTCCAAAAATTTCTGGTGGAACACCTAAAGTAACTACAAGTGGTGGGGGAGCAGCAGGTAGACTTGATGTAAGAAATCCACTTCGTCAAAGACCTACGGTAACTACAAGTGGTGGTGGGGCAGCAAATGGACTTGATATAAGAAATCCACTTCGTCAAAGACCCATTGTAACTACAGGTGGTGGAGGAAAAGGAGCACTTTTATCTTCAGTTAGACCATTTTTAAAAAGAATACCACTTCCAGTAGTTGGGGCATTAATTGATTTTGGATTGTCCGTTGCTCTTGGGGAGAATCCTGGTAGGGCAGCATTTAGAGCAATTGGAGCAGGTCTTTTAGGTGCTCTTGGGGCAGTTATAGGATCTGTAGTTCCAGTTGCTGGAAATTTTATTGGTGGTATGATTGGAGGAGTTACTGGAGATTTGGCAGGGGGTGCTTTATATGATTTATTTTTTGGAGGGAAACCTCCTAAAAAAGGTAAAGTAAATAAACTTGCTGGAGGAGGAATTCCAAAAACTTCTAGATCAAAATCAGCAAGAAGAACTCTTAAGAAGAAAAAACCAAAAAGAACTGTATCTTTTATTCCTAGAAAAATAAAACCCGGTGCTGATACTGGTGGAGAAAAGAAAGTAAGAAAAGTATTTCCAAATCCTGAAAAAGCTTGGTGGGATCCTTTTGGGATATTTACTGGAAAAAGTAAAGAACAAACTCAGGAACCTAAAAAACCAACAGAAAAAACAACAAACCCTCAAGAATTTTTAGTCAAAAGTAATAATAATTTAGGAAAAGCAGACTTCTTTGGTCCATTCTTTACTATTGCTTTAAAGAGTGTTTTGGGACAAAAGCCTGATTTGCTTGATTATAAAAATGCAGGTAGAGGATTAAATTCTTGGATTCAAACTACATTTAAATCAAGTCCTCTTGGATTTTCTGGGGGAGGAGAAGTTGATGCTCAAAAATATTTTGGTGGAGAAGATTATACAAATGTAATAGCAAAGTCTGTTGAAGACTCTGTATCTAAAGAAGTTAATACTACTATTCATAATTTGAGTAGAGAATTATCTTTAAGACCTGTTGGTAGAGAAGAGATGCTTGAAAAAAATAATGAGCAGAGACCAGGAGAAGAAAATTTGGAAGACTTTGATGGAGAACTTTCTGGATCTGGAATGGAAATGGCTAGAGGCATTTATAAAAAATTAATTATGGATGGAATACCAGCATCTGCTGCTGCTGGTATTGTAGGAAATATTGGTGCGGAATCAAATTTTGATCCTGCAATTATTGAAAAAGGTACTGGAATTGGTAGGGGATGGATACAATGGTCGTATGGAAGAAGAACTGCCTTTGAAAATTGGGCAAAACGAAATAAAATAAATCCAGATACTCCTGAAGCAAATTATGGGTATTTGTTATATGAAATGAAAGGGAATGATGGTAATCATTGGATGCCAAGAGTAGATACTCCTCAAAATTTGAGAGTTACTAGTTTAGATCAATATATTAAAAAAGCTACTGATCCAGAAACAGCAGCAAAACTTTTTATGTATAATTATGAAAGACCAAGATCTGATGTCCAACATTTAGATCGCAGAATTAAATATGCTAAAGAAGTTTCTAGCATGAAAGATATAGATTTAACTAGTAATAATTCTTATCGAAAAGGAAAAGGTCGTGCTCAAAAAGGATTTCCTACAAGATTTCCTCCTTCTTCTCCTGGAAAATTTAATTCTATTGAATATATAACAGGAGACCCTAAACATTCAAATTTTGAATTAAAAGGTCATGGATTACCTTCAAATTATCATGATCATATTGCTTTCAAAACAATTGCCGATAAAGAAAGAGCAAAAAGAGCATTGAGATCAGCAGGAATTAAAATAGGGAGTGAACTTAGGCCTGGTGATCGTGGGTATCACGGAATTAATTTAGCTATTGATGTTCCAGGATATCAGTGGGGAGGAGGTGGTTCTATTGGTAGAAAAGAATTTGAAGGTTCTAAAAAAGTTAGATCTATTTTAGGTTTTTATGAAAAAGGAGGTGAAACTTTAGATAAACCTCATTTAGCAATGATTGGTGAGAAAGGAACTGAATATGTAATTGATGCAGATTCTTACAAAGAAACTGAAAAAGTTGCTCCAGGACTTCTTGATATATTAAATTATGATATTCACGATAGAAATTCATTGAAAAAGTATATGCCTTCAATTATAAATTCTTTAAATACATATATGGACTATGAGCAACCATATGCTGAACCTGAAATTGTTGAAGTTCCCATTGAAATAGAAGTTCCTCTTCCAATTGGAGGTGAAGGTGGAACAGGAACTTCTATTTCAATGATGCGTGATATAGATAATAGTGTTCCAGGAATGGATATTTTAGACGCAATAGGTTAATATGACTTCTTTAGATCAATCAAAAGGAAACGTTTCAGTTTTTGATATTTACCCAAATGCAGGGGGAGAACCACTTGCATTCAACAAAGGTTTAGTTGAATTATATTATTATGAAAGCATATTATCAGAAACTGTAAGAATGACGATAGCATTTATTGATACAGGAAATGCTGCGGGAGGAAATGATGGAACTGGGGGAAAAGTTTCGGCATCAAATGCCGTTAGAATTTCTAGAGGTGAAAAAGTTTATATTGAAATTGAAGATGCAAATAAACAGAAAATACCTTTCAAGAGTGAAATAAACCCATTACATATTACATCAAAAGATAAAGGAAGTGATAAGTTAAAAGAATTTGAAATTATAGAATTAGTTTCAAAAGAATATTTAAAAAATGAAAGTGTAAGAGTAATAAAAAGATATGATGGAAAAATATCAGATTCTGTAGTTAAAGTATTACTAGAAGATTTAAAAACACCAAAAGATTTTGATATAGAACCCACAAAAAATGAAAGGTCTTTTATTGGGACTACTAAGAAACCCTTTTGGTTTATAATGTGGTTGGCATCACAAGCAATCAAAGAAGGAACAAGTGCTCTTGGATTACTTGCTGGATACTTCTTTTTTGAAACAAAAAGTGGATATAAATTCAAGTCTGTAGATGGATTGTTTGAACAAGAATATACAAAGAAATTTATTTACAACAATACAGTATCGGTTCCTCCTCCAGGATATACAGGAAAAATATTAAACTTTGAAGTTGTAAGTGATAATGATCTCAAAGATCAATTGCAGATGGGTACTTATAATTCTTCAGTTAACTTGTTTAATTCTCAAGAAAGTGTATACAATTGTAATCCATTAAGCATTACTCAACAAGCACCAGTGACAAGTTCTCAAGCTACTGAGTTTGGAACAAATATGAATACTGAATTCATTGATAGTCCTTCTCGATTTTTTACAAGTCTTGAGTCTGTTGGAAATTTAAAACCTATAGAACAATCAAAAGAATTAGATACTGAAAAGAAAGATTATCTTTCTGCTGCATCTGCTAGATACAATCAAGCATTTACATTAAGAATACAGATAACAATTTATGGCGATTTTAGTCTAGAAGCAGGGCAATTAATATTTTGTGATTTTCCAGAACAGTCAACAAAACCAAATCCAACATATGATCCAAGAATGAGTGGAGTGTATCTCATATCAAGTTTGTGTCATAGAATAGACCCTAGTAGTCAATGTTATACTTCTTTGGAGTTGATTCGTGAAACATACGGAAGAAAACCAATGAAAATGTAATAAATAAATTAAGTAAGTATATCTTTCGTTCTATGAATAGAACACTCCAACAACACATTGAGGATGATCGAAATGAATTAGATAGTCCCAATGTCAGCAGTCAAAGAAGAAGACATCTAAATGATGAACTTGAAAATCTTGAAAAATATCAAGAGAATCATCCAGGGGATAGTTACGATCCAACCCCACTTGAAGTTTACTGTGATTTAAATCCAAATGCTTTAGAGTGTAGAATTTATGAAGATTAATTATGTCTGATGTAACTACTGGTTCTACTTTTAATCCTCAATTTTTTGTCAATCCCCCTTGGTGGTTAGGCAGAGTAGAAACAAAAGAATCTTGGCAAGACAATATTGAAGCAGAAACATTTACAAATATTTCCTCCATTAAAGGATGGGGGCATAGATATAAAGTAAGAGTTTTTAATTGGCACACTGGGGACTTAGATAAACTTCCACCAGAACAGATGGCATTCTGTCAGGTGATAATGCCTGTCACTGCTGGTTCTGGGCACGGTGGAGCATCAGTAACTCCATCCATAGAACCAGGATCTGTGGTCTTTGGATTCTTTATGGATGGAATGGCAGGACAGGAAGGTTATATTGTTGGTGTTGTAGGAAATTCAAATAACAATGTTCCAAAGGAAAGAGGAGTTGTTCCTCCACCTCCACCATCTCCCCCTAATGGTCCTGGAAGTTTATCAAACACTGTTCTGCCTCCAGACGTTGATAATTTAAGTATTCCTCAACTATCAAGACTTCTTAATCCCGCAAGAACCCCAACCAGAGAAGAATTTAATGCTGCTTCTAAAGCAAGATCTGAAGCAAGAGCAAAAGGACTTCCCCCACAAGAAGTAGAAAGACAAGTCTTAGTTGCTACTGCAAAAGCTTCAAGACAAGCAGCAACACAACCTCCAGGAAATTGTAATCAAGGATATCAACAATTTAATAATACATTCAGTGATTCAAATAAAGCACCAGCATATGTTCCTGATAATTTAAATGTTTATAATGTCCCTCTACAAGTTACTGAGGGTCTTCACTTAACTACATTAGCTTGGGACACTCAGGATCAAGATAAAAAGGTAAAACGACCTTTAAGAAATGCTTGTGAAGGTAGTGATTCTGATCTTCAAGGAATTGCAAAAGTTATTAATAATTTAATAGCACAGGCAGATCAAGTTAAGAGACTTGCTGGTGAAGTTTCTTTAGCAGCAGCTTCTATACAATCACAATTAAATAGTATAATTCAAGCAGCATCTAGTTTTATTTCTTCATATATGACCAATTTACTTGGTCTTATATTAGAACAATTAGAAGTTGAGATTACAAATCTTTTACAAAAAGAAGTAATTCCATTTCTTTTCCCAAGTGAAAGACCAACATATAATAACATTGTATCAGAAGCAATTGAAATTCTTTCTTGTATCTTTAAAAAGATAATTTCATCTCTTGTTCCTACATTTGCGAAGTTGCTTACTGATTCAATTGAAAAATTAGTTAGTGGTCCAGTTTGTGCAGTTCAGCAATTACTTTCTGATTTTTTAAATCCAATCTTAGGAGAAATAACTTCTGCTCTTTCTGGAGTTCTTGGAGCAATTGGCAACATTGCTTCTATAGTTGCTTCTGCTTTTGATATTTTATCTGGAATATTAAAGTTCTTTCTTTGTGAGGAGGATCAAAGTTGCCCAGAATATGATGAAATTGATTTGGCAGGTCCAGCAAAACCTGCTATACAAATTGGAGATTTTTCTTCTGAGATTATTAAAACACTTGCTCCTCCAGGAAAAACTCCCGCAAGAGCCGTAAATTGTGAAGTTGGTCCAGTTCTTTGCGGTCCACCCACAGTTAATTTCTTAGGAGGGGGAGGTTCTGGAGCAATAGTAAATCCAATTGTAAGTTCAAATTCATCAATTATTGGTTTTGATATTATTAATCCTGGATCATTTACTTCTACTCCCACAATTAGTCTTCAGGATGCTTGTGGAAATGGAGCAGGAGGTTCTTTTAAAGCAATAATGGAACCTGATGAAGAAAATCCTGGTAAGTTAAAACTAAAAAATATTGCAGTAAAATCTCCTGGAACTGGATATTTACAGAAACCTGATGGTAGTATGGGAGGTGATGGATTTACTTGGAAGCAACCTGATGAAGGATACATTAGAACCCGAGATGGTAGATATAGAATTGTCGGAATTAATAAACCAGTAGTTTTAAATCCAGGAGATGTTTATTATCCTCCAGTTGGACCACCAGAAACTGTACCTCTTAAGTTTAATAAGTTTGAAGTAAATATAGAGCAAACAGTGGCATCTGAAGAAGAACCAATTCAGATGAAAATTACTAACCTTGAAGGGGAATCTAAAAAATATTATGGATTTATTTCTAATAATCAACTATCTTTGAATACTATTCCAAATAGAATTGCTAGAGGAGGATCTACAGTTGTTGGAGAAGATGTTATTGAAGGAACAATTATAGTTCTAGATCAAAGTATAGGAATAGGAACCACTGGAAATCTAGGTATAGGAACCACTGGAAATCTAGGTATAGGAACCACCGGAAACAATCTAGGTATAGGAACCACCGGAAACAATCTAGGTATAGGAACCACCGGAAACAATCTAGGTATATCAACTGACACTTCAGGAATAGGAACTGACAGAAAGACTATTGATCTTCCACTTCTCCCAGTAAAACCACCAAATATACCAGTAGTAAATGACTTTGCAATAACAGATTCTTCTGAAGAAGGTGGGGGTAAAGTCTCTTATAATGTAGTATTGTGCGTAGAAGAGATTGAGGTTCTTCAAAGTGGATACGGATACAGACCAGAAGATGAACTCATTATTACACCTAGCAATGGTGTTGTTGCAAAACCAATAATTAATGAGTATGGACAAATCACTGGTGTTAGAGTGTTAAATAGTGGTTGTGGTTTTGATGATATTCCAGAAATCAAAACAAATTCTTCTACGGGATTTAATGCTTTACTTGCTCCAATACTTACAGTGAAGAGATTATCTAAAGATGAAGAGTTTGATGTTCCAAAAGATTCAAGAGTTATTAACGTAGTTGATTGCACTGGATGTATAAAATGCTCAGGAGGAAATTAGTAAATGTCAAAAAATTATGAAACTAAAGATATAAGAACTAAAGATGGTGCCTTAAGATTTGGTCATATACATAAAGATCAAGTTAAGTCATCAATTCTTTTACAGGGGCAGGGAGGACTTGAATACATCACTATAGATCAAACAGATCCAAGATCTGGTTGGATTACAAATAGATGTAGGGGAAGATATAATATTAAGTGCGGAGACAATATTGAAAAAGGTCAACCTGCATTTTGGTTAGATGCTGCTAATGGGGACATTGTAATTTCTACCCGTGGAAGAATTAGAATGGAAGCAGAAAACATTGACCTCATTGCATATGGGCCCGATAATAATAATGGCAATGTTAATATAAATGCTTCTCAAAAAATAAATATTATGGGCAAAGATGTTGAACTTAATGGGAAACATTCTTCAAGTTTATACACTAATGGATCTATGCAAATTACTTGCACTAATATATTGAAAATGTATACAGGAGAAATGCAGAGTGTAACCTCTGCAAGTGCAATTAAACCTCCAATTGAATTTGAAAAATCTATTGTTGAAAGAGCATTACCATCATTTCCATTTAATTTATTTTAATAAAGAGGCAAGTTTATGGCAACTTTTGATGATATCTATGTAAAAGGGCAATTTTTTAATGTTAAAGATCCAGTAGGACCAGAAATATTAGGAAGAGGACCATTAAAAATACAAGGATCTTCATATACACAAGGCCCAGCAATTATTGGAAATCACGCAACATTTCCAAATGTTTGGGCATCATGCATGATTTCTCCTTTAACAAATAGTGATTCTCCTCCTGCAGTTATTCCAGGAGTTCTTCAAGCTGGATGTGTTCCTATTAATAATTCTCCATACTCACTTGCAGTAATTGGAGATGCTGCAGTTTTTCAAAACTTAGATGTTAATTTAAGTGTAAATGCAGGATTATTAGTTAGAGCAGGCGCGTTAGTTATTTCTTCTGGTGATGTTTGGGCATTTTGTGGTGATGATAAATTATCTGCAAAGAAAAACTTTGATATTCCTCATCCTACAAAAGAAGGTTGGAGATTAAGGCATACCTGCCCAGAAGCACCTTCTAATGATGTGTATGTACGTGGAAGAGTTACAAATAAGACAGTGATCCAACTTCCAGAGTATTGGAAAACTTTTGTTGACACTCAATCAATTACAGTGTCTTTAACCCCTGTTGGTGCTCATCAGGATGTAATTGTAAAAAGAATTGATAAAACTCAAATACATCTTCAAGCAAAAGGGGGAATGCCTATTGATTGTTTTTATCATGTTTATGGAACAAGAACTGATGGGGAAGATCTTATTCCCGAATATCAAGGCTTGACACCAGATGATTATCCAGGAGATAATAGTGAATATAATATAAACACATAATATGAAAGTTCATGAGGTATTTCCTATATTAGTTGCTCAAGATATAGTAGAAGCACATCGAGAATTTAAAGATAAATATTTTGAAGAATTAAAAAAATTATGGTTTAATGGTTATGAAAATGAAACTCCAGAAAATTCTGGAAAATGTTCTTTGCATTTGAATTGTAATTATCACATTCTTTTCAAATCTTTAAAAGAAAGTATATGCAATTACTTGAATTTATTAGAAGTAGATCATAATAAATTGAATATCAACTTTATAAAATCCTGGGTGGGATATCATAATAAAGATATCCCTCAATTAAAACCTCACATACATAATGGTTCAGATATTTCTTTTTGTTATTATTTGTCTTCTGATGATACTTCGGATAAATTTTGTGTTCATAGTTCAACCAATTTAAATGAAGTATCTGGAAATATCTTTGAGACAAGCAACAAATATAATTTAATTAAAAAGTTTAATAAGTATAACTGTGGAAACTATACAATAACACCTCACGAAGGAACAGTTGTAATATTTCCAAGTAATCTATCACATTCTACTCTGAAAAAAGAAAATTTAAATGATAGATATGTAATTGCTGGTGATGTTAAATTATGTTTAAAACCAGAATACAATTTACACCACCAATCTATGCCCCATCCAAGTCTTTGGTTATCATTATAGGAGAGTTAAAATGTCTGTAGGTATTGCATCAACTGAAATTAGTGGGTTTATTACCCAAGAAGTACCTAAAAGACCAGAAACCAATGATCCATTTACTATCAATGATGATGGTACAATTGATTTGGATCTTAACGGGCAAGCAATAATAAGGGAAACTTTACAAGTAGATCAAGATTTGCAAGTTTTAGGTAATGCAGATGTTGATGGGAATTTAATTGTTGATAGTAAAATTGGAATTGGAACTACTCAACCTCAACAAGAATTAGATGTTGCTGGCAGTATAAAAATAGATAAAAATATCTATGACTCTGTAAATATGCCAGCCAAAAATGGATATCTTTTATCTGTAGATCAAAATGGTATACGTTGGATTCCTGCTATTACTGACCCCATAGGTAACGGAATTGAAGAGATTCTTGGAATTGGAACTGCTGGAATCTTTGTTCTCGATGAAGGAGTTCCTCTTTATCCTAGTTAATACTCATAAATATTTAATATCAAAATTGATAAAATGATAAGATGACAAGATTTTATATTCAAGACCAAGGAGTATTTATTCCAACTAATGATCTAGCTCAAGCATTTGCAGCTCTTAATTTTAAACAAATAAACAGTCTTGGAGTAGGAACAGATACTTTAATACCAATAGTTAATCCAGATAATCCAAATTGGATTGCTGATATTCAAACTCAAGACTTGTGGGGATTTTCTGGATCTGGAAATTCTGCTTCAATTTATAGATTAACTAATGTTGGAATAGGTATTGCTAATCCGACATTCAAATTAGATATATCTGGAACTTTACATGCAACTCAGGGAGTTCAATTTGACTCAACATTGAATGTAAATGGTGCCACAACACTTAATAGTACATTAGATGTAGATGGTGCCACAACACTTAATAGTACATTAGATGTAGATAGTGCCACAACACTTAATAGTACATTAGATGTAGATAGTGCCACAACACTTAATAGTACATTAGATGTAGATGGAGAATCTGTTTTTAATGATACTGTAGAACTTAATTCATCTTTGATTGATATTAATGGTGAAATTGCTGGACCTTCTGTAGGAAAAACAGATTATCGTTTATCATCTGTAGGCACTGGAGTTTCTTGGAGACCCCCTGGAGTAGAAACTCAAAATACCATTTGGGTTACAAAGGATGGTGATGATTCAAATAGTGGACTTTTAGAAGGTGATGCAAAAGCAACTGTAGGTGCCGCAGCTTCTATAGCTCAACCTGGAGATACTATTGTAATTCGTCCTGGAATCTATAGTGAAAATAATCCAATTGGACTTCGCACAGATGTTACCGTAACAGGGCAAGATTTAAGACTAGTTACTATTAGACCTATTAATACAAATAGAGATGTTTTTCATGTTAGAAGAGGGTGCCTGATTGAAAATATAAATTTTGCTGGGTCTAGTGTATCAGTAGATCATACTGGATGTGCTGCAGTTGCATTTCCACCAACAACTCCATCAAATTATGCAAGATCAGGATATATTGCTCCAGGACCTGCAAATGCTGGTTCTACTGGAAGATGGAGAAGTCCTTATATTAGAAACTGTACAAACTTTATGACCAAAAGTATTGGCATGAAGATTGACGGCAACCATGCAACAGCAACAAATTTAGGAAATGATCTTAAATGTATGGTATGTGACTCATTCACTCAATATAATGAAAGTGGAATTGGAGTATCAATTACAAATAATGGTTATGCTCAATTAGTTTCTATTTTCACTATTAATTGTGATATTGGAATTTATTGTGATAGTGGAGGATCTTGTGACTTAACGAATTCCAACTCTTCATTTGGAAATTATGGATTATATGCAGTTGGCATCGGGTCTACGGAATTTACTGGAACTGTTGGAACTTATCCCCCAACAAGAAGTGAAGCAGGAGTTGATGCTGAAAGTGATATAGTTACTTTTGAGAATGTTGGAAACTCAAGAAGACCTTATGATGGTCAAGCATTATTTTTTAAAATAGATCTAAGTAATTATCCGGATGCTGATGGATCTGGAGTAATTCAAGAACCTATGACTGAAGTTCAAGAGATTAAAGTATTAAATGGTGGATCGGGATTTAGTGCTGGATCTCCTCCAACAGTTATTATTCGGGATTCTAGTGATTTATCTCAACAACCAAAAGGTCCTCAAGGTATTATTGCAGAATTAAGTCCAACTATTGATGAGGTTACTGGTAGTATTGTAGCAATTGATGTTATTAATAGTGGAAGAAATTATCTTTCTTCTCAAAATTTAGAAGTTTTTGTTGATGGAGGAGATTTAGTTGGAGTAAATGCAGTTGTAGTTACAAAACCAATTTATTATACAGTAGATACTGCAACGGAAAATTCTTCCGGTATTACTACCGTAACATTTAATGAATTTATTCCTTATGAATTATTTGGAGGAGAACAAGTATCATTTAGAAGAATTAGTAGAATACTTACAAGTTCTCACTCTTTTGAATATATTGGTACTGGAGTAGACATAAATAACTCGACTCCATTCCAAGGAGGTGTCCCAATTAAAGCAAATGAAATAGTTGCATTGGACGGGGCACAAATTCCATTTACTAGCACAGATCAAAAAGGTAATTTTGATATTGGTGAAGGATTCCAAATCAACCAACCAACATCAACAATTAGAGGAAGAGATTTTAGTAAAGCAATACAAGCAGAAGTCACACCATTAATTCTAGCATTGAGGTAAATATGGCAATCGCACCACTTAATAAATTTCTTACAATTGCAGTTCCAGTTGCACCTGGAGAACAAACTGTATATACAACTCCTACAGGAGTTTCTGCAGTTCTTCTTTATGCTCAAGTTGCAAATGTTGGAGTTAACACATATCCAACTGTTACAGTTACACATCGTAGAAAAAGTACTTCTTTAAGAACATCAGGAAATACTAGAAATATACGTCTTATAAAAAATGCTGAAATTCCTCCAAATGACTTTATCATTATTGTTGATGGAAGATTAGTTTTAGAAAAATCAGCAGTAATTACAGATTCTCTTGTTATTCAAGGAACACAATCTGGTACAATAAATATAACTAATTGTCAATATGACAATAATACAGGAATAACTACTATAACAACTTTGGTTCCTCATAATTTTTCTCCTAATGATGAAGTTACTATGAGTGGACTTGAATTTACTTGTACTGGATCAACTGGATTAACAACATCAATTTTTCCTTCTCCACAACAATCTTTCATTGTAAATTCTATCGTTGGTAATGTTGGAACCTCCAGAACTTTCGTAACAAATTCCGGAATAGTTAATGGAATTGTGCATACATATGTAAGTGGAGGAAAAGTTGCTCCATTGCAGATGGAATTTATTTGCAGTATTTTGGAAAACAGTAATACTTAATTATGGCTAATTATTTTTCTAAAAAAGTAAAAACAACTCCAAATAGTGGACTTTCTACTGATAGGCATTTATTTTTAAACTTAGAGCAAGCAGAACCAAATCTTGGGTATCCTGGAGAAAAACCTGGTGGGGTTCCTTTATCTGAAAATTACTATAAATTAGTCACTATTGATGAAGGAACTCTTAACGATAGATATTGGCTAACAGAATCTCCTGTGAATTTTTCTGCCAATGGAATCAGTATCTATGATGAAAATATTTTAGTAGGTACTGCTGATAGTGTATCAAAAATTAATTTTAATGGGGATTTTATTAGAGTAACTGCTAGTGGTAGTATATCAACAGTTACTTTTGGTCCTCCAGAGGGAAATGAAGGAAGAGTTGTTTTTGCTGATGGTGCAGGTAGTTTTTCTTTATCTAACAAATTATTATTTAATCCTTCATCGGGAATTTTAACTGTCGGCAATCAAATTGACGTAGGTGTTGGCGGAACTATTTTCACTATCAAAGATGGTAATGTTGGAATTAATATATCAACCCCAACCGAAAGGTTACACGTAAATGGAAATGCTTTGATTGATGGGTTATTAGACACAAAAAGCATTAATAGTGGAATAGGAACTTTCACAACAATAAAAACCACGTATTTAATAGATTCAAATAATAGTCCTGGAAGTCCAAATCAAGTTTTATCTTCAACTCCTAGTGGAGTTCTTTGGATTGATAAAGGAATTGGTGGAAATTGGACTGATAATGGTTCAACTAAAAATCACAATGTAACCTATACTAACAACACCGGATCTTTATTATATGTAAGTGCAACTCCAGGAATTGATAGAGATGCTAGAGGTTTAACAGCAGTTCAAATAGCAGGATCTTATGCTATTGCTGAAGTCGATGGAATTGAGGTTGCTAGAACAAGAGACAATGGAACCGCAAATACTGAATTTTTATTTTTAAATGTTAAATTTTTTGTTCCAAATGGAAGTGAGTATGTAGTTAGAGTTTATGATACTATAGGAACTCAATGGTTATCAAATATCACTACATACGCATGGAGTGAATTTAAATTCATATAATTTAATTATGACTAATTATTTTTCTAAAAAAGTAAAGACTACTCCGAATAATAAACTTTCTTCTAATAGAGATTTATTTTTAAATCTAGAACAAGTAGAACCAAGTCTTGGTTATCCTGGGGAAACCCCCATTAAAGAATCTCAAAACTATTATAATCTTATAACAACAGATAATTCATCTCTTTCTGAAAGATTTTGGGTTTCTAATTCTGATATTACATCAGTAAGTGGAATAAGTATTTTTAAAGATCGTGTTTTAGTTGGAACTGCTAATAGTATTAATAAAATTAATTTTAAAGGAAATATAATAAATTCTTCTGCATCAGGAAATATTTCTACTATAACTTCTACCGTTAATGTCCCTGGTAGTTCTTTTGGAAATTTAGTTTTTATTAATAACAATGAATTTACAACTTCTTCAAAACTATCTTTTAGTCCTTCCGCAGGAATTCTTACGGTAAGTAATAAACTTTCTGTAGATTATTTATTTACTTCTACAATTGATGGAGTTAGTATTGGGGCAGATTACACCACAGAAAAATTGTATGTTAATGGTAATTCTTTAATTGAAAATAATACTGAGTCTGAATATTTGTTATCTGACGATGGAAATATAGAAACAATAAAAACTACCTATTTGAAAGACTCCAATGATAGTGTTGGAAATACAAATGAAATTTTAACATCAAGTACAACTGATATAAAATTTGCTCTACGCATTTACAAATATGAAGGATATCTTGGTGTATCAACATTACCTAATTTTGATGATTCAACCGATGATGTAAATTATGTTGATAATCTTACTCCAGTAGAAGGTCCAATTTATCTATCAGAAGTTAATGGATTTAATATAGATTCTTATATTTCTAACATTGTTTCTAATCCATTTTTTAATAATAAAACATGGTTAGTTGATGGATATTTTCTAGCACCAAAAACAGGAAGTTATACATTTTATATTGCTTCTGATGATGCAGGGTATTTATGGGTTGGAGATACTGCAATAGAAGGATATACAAGAGAAAATGCTCTTGTAAATAATGGAGGAAAACATCCTATTTTTGAAAAAAGTAATTCTATTTTTTTAAACTCTGGAGTTTATTATCCAATTAGAGTCCTTTATGGAAATCACAATACGAGTAATCCATCCGGATTTAACCCAACTCAACTTTCAATTTCATTTAGTGGCCCAGGAATTGGCAAAACTACAAATGGATTCGGATATTATTTCAACACGGATGAAATTCTTACATTAGAAAATTATCAAGAGCAGTTGAATGGAATTTCTTGGGGATCTCCAATAACTGATATTTCTGGAACTTGGGGAGGGGAAACTGGTGTTAGAACTGATAAAGTAAGTTTTGTTAATACTACCGGATCTTTATTATATGTAAGTGCAACTCCAGGAATTAATAGAGATGCTGAAGGATTAACAGCAGGACAAATAGCAGGATCTTATGCTATTGCAGAAGTTGATGGAATTGAGGTTGCTAGAACAAGAGACAATGGAACCGCAAATACTGAATTTTTATTCTTAAATGTTGATTTTTTTGTACCAAATGGAAGTGAGTATGTAGTTAGAGTTTATAATACTACAGGAACTCAATGGTTATCAAGTATCACTACATATTCATGGAGTGAATTTAAATTCTAATATAAAATATGAACCCATACAAAATTAATTATAATATGCTATACGAACCACCCGTGAAGACAACTCCAGAAAATGTAAAGGAAGCAAACGAAGCATTATTTTCTTGTGCAATGACTCTTCCTGCAGCAGCAAAGCATTGTGGAATGACCCAAAAAGAAATGAAACTTACTTTTTTTGAGTATCTCAAATATCACCCACCAACATATAAAAATCCAATAAATAATTAATCTAACATCAAGTCAAATGAAGTATAAGATTACTACATCTTATAATTGGTATAAAACTTCATATGAAACGTTCATCATTAAAACTTATTATATAAACAATATACCTTTTACTTTTGATGAAATTCCAGACATTGCTCAAGATGATCCTGAAATAATTCAAAAAGCAAATGAACAACTTACAATGACCCCTGAAATATTCTATCATAAATCATTTTATTTAATTGATGAAGAGGTTCATCCTTGTTTGTTTGAAGTTGAGTTAGAAAATCCAGAGGTTCTTGACGAAATTCTTTAAATGCTCTATGCTTATTATTTTATATGTCATTAATTTCCCAATCAGATAGAGATCTTGCAATTGAATCAATTGATTTTTATCTATTCAATAAAAAATTTGATTTAACAGAAGAAAAAATAATGCAATTAAATGCACTTTTAAATTGGATTAAACTAGAAAAATATAAAAATGAAAATTAATCTTTGGTGGTGTGAGTCTATGAATCAATGGAGATGGACTCTCACAGATGATCACCGACCAATAATAAAACAAGAGTCGGGGCAAAGACCTGAACTTAGAGATGCAATGAATGATATTGCAAATACAGTTGAATATCTTATAGGAGAAAAGTAGATTTCATCTATGATAAATAATCATTAACGGAAATCTATAAAATAATAAGATGGGTCTTTCAAGATTAGAAGCATTTTTGAAGTCTGTTCGTGGCAATTTACTTCACGTAGATCCAAATGCTCTAGATTCTACAGATAGTATAGAAAATGACGGAAGCAGTCAAATGGTTCCGTTTAAATCATTAAACAGAGCACTCGCAGAAGCAGCAAGATTTTCATACCAGGCAGGATTAGATAACGATAGATTTGGAAGAACCACAATATTAATTTACCCAGGACAGCACATAGTAGATAATCGTCCTGGAGCAGTAATCGAAGATGATGGAAATATTAAACTTAGAAGTGGGGTAGATTCATCAATACCCCAATGGTCTTTAGAGACAATTTATGATCTAACATTATCAAATAATGATCTCTATAAATTAAATTCAGTTCACGGAGGATTAATTCTTCCTCGTGGTGTAAGCATTGTTGCAAAAGATCTTAGAAAGACCATTATAAGACCTTTATACGTTCCAGATCCAACTAACAATAATATAGAAAGATCTGCAATTTTTAGACTTACTGGTGCATCATTTTTATATGGGTTCTCTATTCTTGATGCAGATCCAAATGGAATTGCTTATAAAGATTATACATCTTTAAGAGAAACTCCAACTTTTTCACATCATAAATTAACTTGTTTTGAGTATGCTGATGGAGTTAATAATGTTGTAATTAATGATGTCGTTAATAATATAACAACTTCAAGAACTGATCTTGAAATGTATTATGAAAAGATCTCATTAGTATATGGAGATTCATCTGGTAGACCAATTGAAGATGTTGTTTATTCAACTGGTGCTGCTGTAGATATTCAACCAGTTGTAGATGAATTTAGAATCGTAGGTTCAAGAGGAAAAGATTTCCAAATATCTGAAATCAGAGCAGGAAATGGATTTACTCCTACAACAACAATTACAGTCACAACCACAGAACCTCTTGAGGGAATTAGTGTTGATACCCCAATACAAGTATCTGGAGTCAATGTTAATGGATATGATGGTCAGTTTGTAGTTTTTAGAGTATTAAGCACCAATCAATTACAATACAAGTCTAAGATTCTACCTGAAGTTGCTGCACCTCAAGTAT